TCACCATACTCAAAAGCCATTTACTTAATTAGTTAAGTGTAATGTCTAGGTCACCTGATGGCACACGAAACACGTCACCAGTTTCAATAGTCTTGTTTGACGATAAAGCCGCATAAGCCATTAAGTTGCCTGATGATGAAGCATCGTAAACACCAACGTGTGTTACTGTTCCATAGTTAGCTGTAGCTGTAGGAAATTCTACTGCCGCGTTATTAGACGTAGTGTTACCTGACGTTGTAAATGCAACTGATTGACGTACATAACCACCACCACTTACTTCAGTAACTGAACCTGCTTCGCCATCTGCTAATGCTGTAAATAACGCTAAGTATTTTGTAGTTGGAGCTGTGTAAGCCGCACCTGCAAATACATGGTCTAATATCTCTGTTTCTAAATAGTTGGAAAAACTCATACTAATCCTCTCACTTTAAGTGTTAACCCTGATCCACTAAACCTAGCGTCATCAGAGCTTTCATTTAATCTAGCAACTGAAGCACTATACATCTGCGCCCAAACTGCTACCCTTTGATCTTCTCCTAGATACGGTGCTGAATGTAATAACGCTCCATAGAGGTATACATCAGGTGCTTCTAGTAAAAGCCAATTATCTGCGTTGCTTATTAATGAAGGTATCTTCTGATAATAAAGCAACTCAAAATCTGTGTCATTGCCAGGCGTTGGGTACAATTGAAATTGTCCATCTGCGTGTGTGTACATACTTGGTGTACCTGTGGCATTTTCGTTTGCTGATCTTTTGTCAGCCATAGCATCTCTTGAAACTAAATTTACAACTGTAGTTCCTGTGCCTGTTAAGTGTAATCTTATTGTTTCTATCCAATCCGCAGGGAATTGCATGTATTCATCATTGGCTGATTGTTGTCCACTTGATCTTGCTTCCATCTTCCAATGTCTAATATCTCTGTTGATCTGAGCTTCTGCTAACGCAACAAAATCAGGTATGACAGAGGTTAGATCATCTCTGTTAAGAAAGTCTGCAATACTTGCTTTTAAGCCTGTGTAAGTTGTTAATGCCATACTAAAATCCTAAATTAGATTGTGCTTGTAATTCATATTGAGGTACGTTACCACTTAAATATTGTGCTTTAAAATTTTGTTGCTGATCAGGTGTATAGTTTTGCAACATCATAATAACTTCATTTGCTTGTTTTGGATTCATATTTTGTAACTCTTGAGCAAACATAGCATCAACATCATTCATTGGTTGCATCTGTGTCATTTCTGCATCTGAAAATGCTGATCCACCGTAACTTGTTTGTGGCGATGATCCACCTTTTATCATAGTTTGTTGTGATGGTCTACCTTCAGGTCTACCACTTATCTTAGATTTTTCTATTAAATCTGCTATTTCATTGTTAGATACAGCACCAATGTTTCTTGGCGCATATCTTAAATCTTTCATGCCTGTACCTTCATAGTAGTTAGGCATATTATTAAATAATGGGTTGTTAATTTCGCTTAATTGACTAGTTCTGTTGACATCACCACCGTATGATCCTTTACTTAAACTGTCAAATTCTGCATCAGACATACCACCTTTAGATAAAAAGTTAGTAGGCGTTTTTAATCCTTTTAATGAGTCAGGTAGTTCGCTTCCACCTTGTTGTAAGGTTTTAAACTCTTTATCTGACATAGCACCTTTAGCACCATCTTTTTGCTCTCTTTCTTTAAACAGCTTTTGTAACAAATCCATTACTCCGAAACCTTCGTCACCCATGATCTTGTCCTATGTTTGTTTGCATTAGTATAATCTAAAACTCCATATTGTTTAAAAGTTTTGCTATGGAGCGCATTACATCTTTGTTTTGTACCATAATATTTTGCCCATGACCTTCATCATAATGTTGTGAACCCATGAATGTACCTAATGATCTTGCAATGTTCTCAGCAAAGTTTTGGAAGTTGCCACCACTATTGACCATTGATTCTGTGTAAAACTTACCTAACACTTCTCTCGGATTGATCTGAGCGCTTGGCTTTAAGTTTAAATTATCTGCAACGTCTAAGTGTTCTGTCCTCGGATCATTCATCCATCTTTCATAAAGTTCTTTTTGTGAAGGCAATTTTTGGTTTGATTGATAAGCATCGTCTACTAATTCTTCAGTAACACCACTTAACATATGCCTACCATCTGAAAATACTGAGTCTAAGTAGTGTGCATACTCGTGACCTGTTACATTCATCACAGGTTGCAGTAAACCTTTCTGTGTACCTTTATTAAATTTCATCCGTGCAACTGGTGTTGATACTTTAGCACCCATTTTAGTTAATCCAAGTTGCGCTTCATTACCGTAATAATCTATGCCTGGATAGATATCTTGTAATTGCTGATCTGAAGGCATGAATTTTCCGTATGCATCAAGTCTTGTGCCATGCTGAGTCGAATTAGCTATTGGCACTTCATATCCCCAGTTCATGCCAGTTTCACGCTCTAAATAATCTTTTTGATATGCTTCTGTATCAGCATGTGGATTGCCTGATTTCATTAAATTTTCAGCAGTTGTGAGTCTTACGTCTTGTGGAAACAGTTGGTTTCTTGGTACATCTACTCCTGAGTTTAAGAAACTTTGTCTTACAACATCACCCATAACATTCCATTGATTAGTACCACCTTTAGATAATGTGCTATCGTATGGCATAGATACTTGCTTACCAAAGTTTGCATTAGGTGTTTCAAGTTTAGTGTCTAACAAACCTTTAGCTTTTTTATTATCTTCTTTAACTTGTTGTGCTTCTGATATTAACATTACAATCCTGAGAGTAGTCCTTCTTCTTCATTCAACATATTCATGGGTAGTGCTAATGCAATAAAATTTAATTCAGGAAATTTCTTAAACAATGCTAACCGTTCTGCTTCTGATCCGTAAATTAATATTTTTTTTATTCCTTTATCTTTTAACAATTTAATAATAGAAGGTTTAGTAAATGAAGGAATTATAGCTCCTTTAAATTCAGCTATGTCTATTATTTTGTTAGGTTTAGCTTCAAAGTATTCAGTTGCTAATGGGCGATTTACAAGTTCTGCTTTTATAGGATCAATAGGTATTTTTGGATCGTTAGAAATTTTTAAACTTAATATTAATTCTTTAGCTTTTTTTGCTTGATCAGGAGTGTATCGCATTTGTATAACATCTTCTACTGACAATTTTCCATCACGTAAAACATCATCAATAAGTGCATCTCTACGTTGATCCATAACAGAAGGCAATCTTTTTCCATCTGCATTTCCTAATGCTGATAATTTTTCTTGCACAGTTTCGTATTCCATTTCAAATATTTCTCTTGCATTACCTTCAGACATCCCTTCAGAATCTTCTATCAGACTTCTATTTTTTTTGATTTCATCTAGGTTTTTAAACGGAGTTGAAGCTAAAGCGATAGTTTGATTTATGGATTCATAACCTTCTGCACCAGGCTTGTAACCTTTTCTTCTACGCATAACTTTTAACGCATTTTCAGCCGAATATTCTACTTCAGGACGTCTGTTACCTATTGTAGTAAATTCTCCTAAAGGATTGGTCATAGTACGTCTTGTTTCTCCTAATAAACCTTCTCTTGGTATATCATCTGAAGATAAAGGAGTCATTCTAGGTTTACCTTGTGCAATTAATTCATTGTCTATTTCATACATAGCTTGTCTGTAAGTAGGATATTTATACGGATCAAATCCTAATTCAATAGCTTGTTCTACCATTCGCATTTGATTTTCAAGAACACCTGTAGATTTTTGTTTTAATTTGCCATGTACTTGACCTTCCAACAATTGACCTTTGTTGAATTTACTGTTCTGTGGACTCATAGCTTCAGGATCAGGTATTGGTTTTACATTAGCATGAAATCTTAATATATCTGAATCTATATTTTTAAACGCTTCATCTAAATTTGTATATTTCAATTGATCGTGTGGCGCTCTACCTGAATACATATCAACTGGATATACTTTGGTTGTTGCACTAGGTTTTATTAAATCCGAAGAACCAAGCAATGATATTTCTCCATAAGCTCTTACTGGATTATCTGCTTTTGCTATAGCAATTGATGGCATAGGAATGCCTGATGCACCTAAATGTTTTTGTAGTGCTTCTGCACTTAAATTATGTTGCACTATTAATGGATCACTTACATCTTTAATTGATAATCCCACAGGAGTTGAACCAATTTTTCTGATCTCATCCATCAAGCCATTTGATTCAGCGTTTGCAAGTGCCTTTTTTATTGTAGGTGTACTTGCTTTACGTATTTGATTTGCAATTGCTCCTACACCTGTTGCAGTTAACACCGTGTCAAATGGATGATTTTGTACGGTTTTCTTTACAGCATCTAACGAACCAAGATTTTCTTGCATATCTTTATAAGCATCCGAAGCCATTTCTGATGTGCGTTCACTTGTAATAAGATTGTCAGGAGCTATTTTTTTTAATCCCTCATTAATAAATTCAGGAGTTATTTTACCAAGCGCACCTCCACTTAATTCCAATGCGCTTTTAAGAGCTAATCTTGGGTTATCTATTATGGTTTTTAACTCGTCTACACCTTCTTTCATGTCAGGTATAAAGTTTCTAGCTAACAATCCATACCTTACATCATCACCTAATTCAGCTTCTTCTTTATTAGCAATAATATCAAAGACTCCACCAAATACGCTTTCTTTGTTATCCCACATATTAGCCAGTAAGCCTTTCATACAACTCCTTTAATCTTTCTTCTAATTGGTTTATCCCATGCCTCATTGTAAGGCTGATACCCTACTGCAAGGTAACGAAAACTATCTGCTCCATGTGATGCCCAATTGTGATCAGGTCGCATCCTCCATGTTGCTCCTGAGTCATCCCATTTTTTGCTATAGTTTAACAAACAATCTATGCCTCGTTCACACTTTTGCTCATCAAAGTAGCATTTGTCTAACATCTCTCTAACTTTTTGTATGCCATCTTCAATTAATAACTGAGGTGCTATCTCTGTTTTATCAGCACGAATACCCATACCTTCTAATGTTTCAAGCCTAGACTTACCTGATCCAAGCTCTCTAACTCTAATGTCGTGTGGGAATATGTATTGATCGTAGATATATTCTTTGTCTTGCAACACCTTTACATAATGATCTAAGCCTACACCTGATGCTTCATAGTAATCTATTAGATGTACTTCTGTGCCTATAAACTGTGCAAACCACATTGCTGTGCTATCTCCAACTCCTAGATCAAATGCAACAACAACGCCTTTACCACGATCATATCTTACTGTTGTTATACGATCTTCATCTCTTGCTCTACGCATTTCAGCACTATAATAACTTCCCTCCTGAAAAATTTGAAACGCTCCCATCCAAATATGCTCATATTGATCAGGTCTTTTTTCTTTATCTTCTAGTCTAGTCTGTTCCAACACGTCAGGAAACCACGGGTTATCTGTGTAGTTCAGTTGAACGATCTTGCAATCTTTAGGTGGATTCTCTCTAAATCTTTCGTGTGTTGCGCTGTACTTTGACTCAGGGTTATATGTAATCCAAACTTCACTATCTACTTCTCGAACAGATGGCAACAATATATTCCATGCGCGGCCACTTACTTGCTCGGCTTCATCTACGAAAGCTAATAATATTCTTGCTTTTGATTTGATTGACTCTAGTGATCTTCTAAGACCTGCGAATGTATAAGTTATGTTTCCATCACGTGATCTTATAAATTTTTCGCCGCATTCGTAATATTCAGATAACCACGGTACAGAATTAATTGCTGACTTGATCTCCTCTAATGAAGAATCGTTTAGCGAGTTCATAAACTCACGACCACAAAGTATTTGACCTTTCATACCTTGCATACCCCATTGATAACCTTTAACTGCTGTCATAAGAGCAAAGCTACGTGTTTTCCCACTGCCGCGCCCTCCATAAGCTATACGATACCTAGCTTTACCTTCAAATACTGGTACTAACTTAGGTGGTAATTCAATGTCAGCTTCATTCATTTTTTAGCAACTAAGTTGATTGTTGTTGGCATAGCTTCACCCTTAGTTGTGATGTCTTGATCCATCTTCTCATGGTATCCATGCTTACCTAAAACGAGCTTAGTAATAGCTGAGTTAAATGTGTTGTTAAGACCATTGTTAACGAGGGTTTTAGACTGTACTTGCATACATCTCCCTAATATGTACGAAAACCCCTTGTTTTTATCTTTTGCCCAAGAGTATAACGTATCTCTG